AGCAATTGGTAAAGCTACCTACGTTTGATGTACTGGCTAAGCTGGCTGCGGACAAGGGCGTACCGTCTTTGATGCAGGTAGATACACAGCTTGGGCAAATGCTGGGCATGTCACAGAAGTTTTTGGGCGGCGCAAGCCAGATGATTGATATGCTGAAGCGTGGGTTTAAAGAAGACCCCAAGCTCGACCGCACTAAGTTTGAAAACTTTGTCTACGAGACTACGCTTGCAAGAATTGACCCGTCTGACCCCAACGCAGTAGAGCGCAACAAAAACCTCGACAAGGACTACAAAGATTTAGGCCCAGTCGGCCAACGTATGTACAAGCAATTGAAGTCGTACTACGAGTCAATCATTGAGCTGTACTCCGATCTACTAGATGCGCAGATCAGCAATATCCAAGGCATGTCCCCGGAGGAGAAGAGCAATCTGATGCTCGTGCTCCGTAAGACGTTTGAAACCAAGGCCCGCATTACTCCTTTCTTCCCCTTGGTTCGCCGAGGCGATTACTGGCTGGCTATTGGTGAAGGCGCAGACCGCGAGTTTTTTATGTATGAAACTCGTGAAGAAAGAAACAATAAGGCGAAAGAGCTCGCAGCTCGTCGAGGCGATAGTTTGGATGACTTGCTGTTCCAACAAAAGTTTGAACAGGGGAACGATCTGGGCTCCCTGCGTGCGGCGTCCAAAGACTCCAGCATCATGCTCAAGCAAGTGTTTGAAGCGATCGACAAGATGGAGATTGGTGATGTAGACTCTAATTCCGCTGCGGTCAAAGAAGGTCTAAAGGATGCGGTGTATCAAGTCTATTTGACCACCATGCCGGAGCAAAGTTTCCGTCGGCAGTTTACGCATCGTAAAGACCGTACAGGTTTCAGTACAGACCTTCAGCGAAACATTGCTACCACTGCGTCTAAGCAGGCAATCCAGTTGTCCCGTTTGAAGTATGCGCCTATGTTGCGCAACGCTTTGTCCCAAGCAAAGGACTCCATCCGTGAGCGTGAGGAACTGTCCCCGTTCGTGCAGGAAGCGGAGAAGCGCATTAACTTGGCCCTGTCTGGTCAGAGCGGTGGGCTTGGCGAAGCTGTTGCCGGGGTAGCAAACAAGGCTTCGTACTTCTGGTATTTGTCCGGTGTGTCCTCTGCGTTGATTCAGCCTGCCAGCGTATTTATTTCGGGCCTTCCGATACTTGCGGCGAACCATAACAACGCAACCGGCGCGGGCCTTGAGCTCGCCAAGATGGCTACTTTGGTAAACCAGTACAGCGTGTTTCGTAAAAACATTGACGGCACTACGTCCATTGTTGCGCCTAGCTTAGCCAACAACAAGTCCCTCCCTGCGGATGAGCGTAAGGCTATAAGTGAGATGGTGTCTCGTGGCGTAACTCAGTCTACCTATGCCTCCTTGGTGTGGGGCTATAAGAGTATGAGCACCGAAGCGTATGAAGGTATACGCGGCAAAGGTAAGCAGCTAGCCAACTTGATGGTCGGCGCACTGATGCACAACACAGAGCGTTTAAGCCGTGAGGCGGTGTATCTAGCTTCGTACCGGTTAGGCCGCAAACGTGGGCTTTCCTATGATGAGGCTGTGCAGCAAGCGGCTGACGATACCAACGAAGCACTTGGTAACTATGACATTACAAACCGCCCACGCTTTATGCAGCAGGGCTTGGGTAAAGTAGCGTTCCAGTTCAAGATGTACCCGTTGCAGATGACTCTGCTGCTGCTGACCAACTTCAAGAAGATGCTGCCTTTCCTAAATAAAGAGGGCAAAAAAGAAGCGGCGACTAAGTTCTTCGGCATGATGGGCACATCATTCCTTGCTGGCGGCGCGGCAAACATGGCGCTCTTCAGTCCTATCATGGGGCTGCTTGGCTGGGCATGGAGCGCAATGGGTAAGGACGATGACTGGCCGGAAGACCTTAAGTCGCTTAGCTTTGAAACTTGGTTCAAGACTGTTTTCTTGCCTGAGAAGCTGGGCGATATTAGCGTCGGCGGGGTGCCGTTAAGTGATCTGGTAGAACGTGGCCCGTTAAATGCGCTCACTGGTTGGGAAATTGCTTCCCGTATCGGCCTTAATGACTTGTGGGGCCGGGACAGCAAGGAGACTAAGACTTCCAGAGATAGCGCAATTGCGTTTATGCTTGACCGTTTTGGTGGCCCGACTGCAAGTCTGGGCCTGTCCTTTGCCGACGCTTACGATGCCTACGCTATGGGCGACTACCAAAAGATGACGGAGAAGCTGCTCCCTGCTGCCCTGCGCAATCTTGCTGTAACTAACCGCATGGCGAACGAAGGCATGAAGACTGCCCGAGGCATGGAGCTTGTGGCTAAGGATGATGTCAAACTGGGGGAGTTGATTGGGCAAGCGATTGGATTCCAGCCTGACTTACTTTCTGCCACCCAAGTAAACAGCTTTAAGCTGACCGGCATTGAACAGCGCATCCTTAACCAGCGAACAATGATATTGAACAAGTTAGACTTCCAGCACCGGCAAGATACTGATGCAGCAGATGAAAAGTTTGACAAAATCCTTGAGGATGAAGTCCCTAAGTTCAATACAAAGTACCCATCCTATGCGTTAGACCCGGACGCCATCGTCAAATCCCTTGAGCTGAAAGCAGAGCAAAGAGCAGGTGCCCGTGCTGGTGTGGTAGCGACTGAGAAGAACGTGCCCCTCATTGAAGAAGCTACTGATACGATGGAAGCCCGGCTCGATAAACGCGCTGCGGAAATGAAGGCTCGGCGCGAAAAGGCCAAATGAAAAAAACCCCCGAGGATTAATCGGGGGTTGAAGGGGCGTTGCGCCCAAGGAGGAGAAAGCAACAGACTAACGCACAAAGTCTACCTTAGACGCGCCACACCCGCAAGCCTTTTACGCCGTCTACTACAACTACTTTAGAAATAGTTTTGATTTTTAGACGAGTACTTATTGCCGCTATGGTGTGCCGGGCAGCTTTGTGGTCAATGCAGGGTACAAAAAACGAGTACCCTTTCCTAAACTTGGCCCAGTTAATCCGGTACGTCACCGTCTCGATTTTCATCTTGCTTAATGTAAGTGTCCATTTGCAGGAACTCTGAAGCTGATGCGTCAAACTTAAGCACCCGAACCGCAGGGGATACGACCTTCATGCCCTTGGACATGCGCTTATTTGTACCCTCGACAAACACCTTGATCTTCTCCAAGTCCTTCAGTGTGCCACGATAGTTGATCTGCTGGCGTACACAAAAATCCTTAAAGTGCTTCGCGGAGATATATAGGTCTTTCGTGTCCGGCTCGTAGCGTATGAGCAGCTCTCCCTTGGGTTCTAGCAACGGCAGTGATACCAAGTTGCTTCGGGCGTCTACCTCGCCGTTGACCACAAGTGCGTTGGCAATGTAGGTGTTCATGAACTCACCCAGCACCGTAACGGGGGACGATTGCGGAGGCTTAACCTCATGGCGCATCTCCTCCAGCATACCTTTGAGCCACTCGTAGACGGACTTCATGTCGTAGTCGTGCAGGCCAAGGGACTTGGAGATCAAACCGCCAGCAATGTTGCAGGCAGCTACGCCCGACCAAAACCGCTCCCGCTGAGTAAACTGAACCTCTCGGTCAAGCCGAGCCTGAACTTGGCGCATCAGGGTGATGGCCTCTTCCAAGTTGTTGACCAGCCACTGAGCGTAGATATCCATTGCGTGTCCATAGTTCTCCCGCAGTTGGTGGTCGAACATCTCCTTGCCTTCTTGCACGTCAATAACGCTGTTGGGGCTGATCTTGTACTCCAGCAAACGCATTGACTCACCGTCGGGGGAGCTTTTGGATACGCCGAGCTTCTCGTAAAAGCTGGCATTGGAAGAGCACAGGGTGATGCCCTGCCACTTCGTGTTGTTGATGCGTAGCTCGTTAGTTGAGCCCTTCATCTTGTCCTTGCCCCTACCCTGCGAGATGCTGTACGCAAGGTCTGAGAACTCCATGCCCGACAAGTTGGTGATCTCGTCAATGGTGTTAGCCAAGTTGTTCATCACGCCGAGCCGGTGGATTTTTGCGTTGAACGTGTCCTTGAACATGGACGTTAGGTCTTTGGGCATACCTGTCACGCTATTGCACATGAACAAGGCAGTTGACTTACCTGAGCCTGACTCCGGGTGGATAACATTAATGATCGCCCCCTCCAAGCCGGTGAACTTAAGCAGCGGGGAGCCAAAGGCTGTGAGTGCAGCAAACGCATGAGGCTCCAACCCCTTGCGGCTGTACATGTTGAACGCTTCTTTCCACTTCTCAAACGTACCTTTGACATGTATCTTTTCGGCTACATCCTTAGTTGTAGACGATGGCGGGCTGTAAAACACACCGTCCTTAGTTATCTCTCGATCGCCGACAATAAACTTACTGTCGCCTTCTACCCATCCAAATTGAGTTCTCATTGTTTCCGCCTTTCTGACGTATTGCAGGTTCTTAACAAAGTACACAACGAACCGTGCCAAATTTTCATATTGCTTGATGTGGGCTACCACACCTTGCTGCGCTAATTGCTTCCGTAGTTCATCCTTGGTTGATATCGACATTGTGGATATGGTGAATTCCCTGATCCCATCGTGCGGCAAGTGCAGTCGGAACAAAGCAACTTCACCCATCTCAGGGTCACGCATCCGCTTGACTACGTACAGATCATGCTCGTATACCAATGCGGGCTCCGACTCTTCATCGTCGGCTTCGGGTCGGATGTAAATGCCACCGTTCTTACCCCGGAAAAATGGGAAGGGGTACTCAGGTATGCGTGATATCTCATTGCTCTCCGTATCCTCAATAACGTACTCATCGCCGTCTACGTCGGCTTCTTCTATCTCCACGCCCAACATAATTGGGGACTTAATCTTCCCCTGATGCTGACAGCCGTCACAACCTTGTGGATTGAGCTTGGCAAACGTAGAGCAGTGGTGTGGCCCACCTTTCTTCCTGATATCACTAACCTTCTTATCTACTTCTGATGGGTCATAGCCTTCGTGTTTGTTGGACAGCTTGTGTGCTGCCGCATCTCCATCAATGCAAAATGCCGCAATGGATAACGCCGAACGCCACAGTGGCTCGTCAATACTCTCCTGATTCTCAAAGCAGTGGAGCAGTTGGTTGCACCCATCCTCGCCCTTTAGCATGATGGTTTTAAAACGCTTTACCTTATTGCCCATCAACGCTTCCATCATTGGGCTGATGCTGCGTGGGATAAAGTCGGGCACCTCGTCTTTGGGTTCTGACGCACCTAAGAGACTTTTGATCTCGTCGTATGTCATGCGCTGGGTCACGTCATTGAGGACGGTCACCGGCTGCGGCTGCTCACTCTTGTAGTTGAATGTGCCGGGGATGCGCAGGACACGGGATGCCTCAAAGACTGAGGAGTCCACGATTAACCCTTGCTCGGCGCACAATTCACGGAGCCTGTCGGCTAACGGTTCCCACTCACGGCGGGAGATCGTTTTGTCTAGTAGCCAGTACGCATGTACGCCGTATCCTGAGCTAACCAGTATTGGTTTCGGCAAGCCGACTGCGATGCAGAACTTCTTGAACTCATCGAGTCCAATCTGCTGAGTCAAATAGCCTTTGACGATGCCCTTCTCATCCGGTACACCCTTAGTGGGGCCGCAATCAATATCCATCCACAGTGCGCGGAAGTACATGGCATTGTCGTGAGTCCTGTTGTTAAGCGGGCCAAACTTGGCGCATCCGAAATACGCATCAACCTTGTTCGCTACAAATTCCTCGGCTATCGCATCAACTTCTTCTTTCGTATCTACAAATCGCTGATCGGGGTACCGACCCATTCCAAACACACAGTACCGCCCTTCCGTAGGCAGTACGGCGTCCAACAGATCGAATGTGGACATTGCTTATTTTTTCTTGAGTTCTTCGATGTACTCAGCTACGCTAGGAGCAAGACGCGGGTGGGGGCGTGAAGCCCCCTGAAACCAGTTGTAGATTGTCATCCGACTAACGCCGAATGTTTCTGCCAATTGCTTTGCGCTTATACCCGCAGGAATACATACACGACCCAAGGCTACGCCCAAGGACTTAGCGCTAGCCGATTTATTGGCCGCTACTAAGCTCAGGCTATAACCATAGCTCATGCGTTACTCCTCATCGCTCCAAGCCTTCACCACGGAGTCAAGGTCTTTCTTGACGGTAGGCTTAGGCTCGGGCTTCTTTTCACGTTTGGTGGGCTCGTCAATGGGCGATTCCAACTTCGGTGCAGCGGCAGGTGCAGGTGCTTCCAGCTTAGGTGCTCGGCCTGATACGTCTGCTTGGTACGGAGTCATGACGACCATCTTCAGCACTTCGGGCTTCGTGGCTACTTTACTGGTCACATTGAACTGTGCTTTGTTGATGTAGCCAGTCGGCGTAAACAGCACGGACTGATTGTCGTTGTCTTCGTTGAAGCTGATCTGCGTAACCACGTAGTCCAAGCTCTTGCCGTTGTTGGACAGGTACTTGGAGTAGTTTTCAAACGTGTGCGTGTTGTCGCCAACGCTGTCACCAAACAAGGATTTGGAGGCCAAGTTCATTTGATAGACTTCACCTTCCAGCGATGTACCAAAGTCCTCTTCCAGCACCAGGGCGATGCGGCGTGAGTAACGGCAAGCCTTGGAGTTGCCTTGGCCTGAGCCTTTGATGTTCTTCTCGCAGTTATCACAGCGGTCTGCCTGCGGATTTGCAGAACCTGCATCGGGTGCACGTCCATCGTTAGAGAAGCAGTCGGGTGCAGTGGGCTCAGCATCAGGGCTCCATTGCTTTACATAGAAGATACGGCCAACATGGGGAGAAGCATTGACGATGATGGCGTTCAAGTTGCCCTTGATCTTGCCCATCTCTTCGCCGCCGACCGTCTTACGGAAGATTCCGTTCTTCGGCACAATGCGCTTAACACCAGTCTTACCGGCGAGTTGTTTTGTAAGCTCGCTAACACCTGCGGTTTGCAGGAAGTCGGGCAAGTCTTGGCTGATTACTGTTAAATTACTCATTTCATTTTTCCTTTGAACGTCTAACTACCACGGAATAAGAGTTCTCCACGTTGAGGCCAGCGGGGAGAAGATCGGGATTCTCTGCAAGAAAGTCCTTCATGTTGGTTTGATGAAGTCGTTTCTCCAACAGGCCAAATGCACCTTCCTTCTCAATGAAGTCGTACATTGAATCCCAATCATTCGTCCAGTACCGTGACTTTACCGAACGGATGATCGTGCCATGTGGGGTGCGTATGCTATCAGCATTCATCTCTTTGCATACGTCGAGCATCTGTGCTTCCAAAACTTCCATCTGCTCTTTAAGGTCGGCGTCGGCTTCCTCAAACTCACGTTTGTTTTCAGCGCGTTTATCTCGTATCTTGATGTAGATTGTGGTGAGCTTGCCCAAATCTATGGGGGCAGCTACCTCTTGAACTTCGTCCATCTAATTCTCCTAATGGGTTGTGATCGTGCGATGTGCACGAGCTGATTATAACACCGCTTTTTACAGTGTCAAGCGTCTTCCGAGATTATTTGTTTGTAAAGGTCGATGACCTTTTGGTGGTTGCCAATGTTGCCCCTGAGCATGGAGTACATGTGCGTCTCCACTGGGCTGCCGTTGATGTGCACGATCGTCATGTTGTTGACCTGACCGGGGCGGTCAATCCGTGCGTTGGCTTGCAGGTAGGTTTCTACGCTGGTACATGGAGCGTACCAAATAATTGTGTTGGCCGCAGTTAGTGTTAACCCGTGGGATGCCGCCTTGGGCTGGATAATCAGCACCTTGGGCTCAGGGCTATCTTGGAACTGCTTAACTATGTCGGCGCGTTTGTTCACCGACACCGAGCCATTTATTACGTCACACGTAATGTTGCTCTTGGCCAAGTGCTTCTGAAGTAGCTCGATGGTGTGCGTGAACGGGACAAACACCAGCACCTTGTGGCTGGACTCTTCGATGACTTCCTGTACCACGTTCAGCCGGTTGCTCACGTCAAACTCAATGACCTCGCCGTTGTCCGAGTACACCGCACCGCCAGCAATTTGCAGCAGCTTGTTAATTTGTACCGCAGCATTCACGGCTGTGATCTCTTCGCCAGACGCCTCAATCAACATCTGCTTCTTCAGTATCCGGTAATACTTTATCTGCTGTGGCGTCAGCGGAGCATCTCGGTCTACGAAAGTGAGCGGCGGCAAATCAAGGCAGTCGGCTTTCTCAAACCGGATGGCAGGTTGCAACGCCTTGTGCACGATGTGCTGGGCAGTCGGCTTCGGTATCCAGCGGTACATGCCCATCTTGAGCATCACTGAGTCGCGGAACATACTGAAGAACTGCGGTACTCCAGTTGGGTTTACCAGCTTTGCCAGCCCATACGCATCTGCGGGAGACTGTGCTGCCGGTGTGCCTGTGAGCATCCACAAGCCCTTAATAACTTTTGTTAGGTCGCGCAGGTCTTTCCACCGATCGGTCTGCGCATTCTTGTACGCTGAGGCTTCATCCACCACGATCAGGTCAAACCCACCCGCCATGATTTCTTTCTTGACGATGCCGACACCATCGAAATTAATGACGACGAAATCTGCGCCCATGTTGATAAGCTGTTTGCGCTTTTGGGCAGCACCGTATGCCACCGTAACCGTACGATGGATAGCAAACTTAAACAAGTCGTTCTGCCACGCCGACTTCATGATGGACAGGGGGCAGATCACCAGCACTCGGTTCACCAGCCCACGCTGCATCAAATAATCCACAGCCCAAATCACTGACGCTGTTTTACCTGTACCCTGCTCGTTAAAGCAAAACGCTTTACGGTTGGTAGTTAGGAACTCTGATGTTTGCTTCTGATGATCGAATGGGGTAAACCCCGGAGGCCGGGGCCACTCATACTCTGATAGGCTCATTTTTTCTTGCGCTCTTTGGTGCTGATCTCTGATACTACCTTGTGGTTTGACCCACGCTTGAATGAACGGTTGGCGCTTGGGCTTTGCAGCTTCGTGCCATCCTTGTTGGTTCCACCCTTAGATAAAGCCTTGATATGTGCAACATCTTTTCCTTCGCGCACATCAGCTTCTCCGTTGTGGTTTGTGTCGGGGTGCTTTTTATCAATTGCTTCTCTTGCTCGTTGGCGCTCAAGGCGGGACTTACCCTCACCTCGGGCAAGTTGTTGTTCGTATTCTTTCTTATATGGACGGGGTTTATTCACGTATGGCATAGTTACTCCAATGTAGCTTTTAACTTCAAAGCGTGTACCAAATCGGCTAAGCCGGTTTTAATGTTTCCACCTTCCCACTCACCAATAATTTTTATGCGCACAGTATGCACGTCTTCTAACTTATAAACATTTCCGTCTTTTGGGTTATCCCCTGTTAGCAGTGTGACTTCCATAAGCTGCGCAAAACCTGATGGGGTTTCAAACTCAAGTATTGTTTCTTCGCTATTGCCATTACCAACTTCATCTACTGTGGCACGTACTGCGCCGTAGTAAGAGTTATATTCATTTGGGTCATATTCTGTTGAATCAAATTTCACGGCTAACTCCTTTTTCAATCATGTGAGTGTTAAGCTCTTTGTGGTCAAAGCCAAAGTCTTCGGGGACTGATTCCCACAGTGGCTTGCGGTGTTCTCCGTCAACGACACGCAGCATCTTGCCGACGTTAATGCTGACTTCCATCATCATTGCTTCTTTGTG